CCAGTTGCTGTCCGGGTTGTGTTTGGCGTAGGAACTCCAGCCAAGTGTAAGAGAGTCTGTTTCCACGGTACGTGAGATACGTACGGTACTACTAGTGGATAACCAACTTGTGCTCCTTCTTCATTCTTAAGTCGAAGATCACAAATCGTGTTATAGCAGGTGGTAATTTCATCTCCTAAAACTTGGGGCACCTTATCGCCGAAAAGGTCAGGATAGTAAACCATTACAAATCGTCCTGAGTGATACGCTGTTTTGACCACAGTGATGGTGTACTGAAGAGTACCCCGCCACCATGAGCCCAACATAGATGCATATGCAAACGAGCCGAGATTCAATGTTGAACCATCCGAGGGGTCAATCTGTCCAGTATGGAATGGTGAGACTTCCCAAGAGCCAAGCAATTTTCGGGCTGAAAAATCCGATGTGGTAGCTGCGAACCGTTTGATGAAATTAGGTTTATCAAAAATATAACCTAGTGCCATTTCATCTTGAGGTTCAGGTATCACTTTGGAAGAGTCAATAGCGTTGTCCGAAATCAAAGCAAGAGTCTGTGAGTAGTCCTTTCCTTCCACATTAGCCATATACTTTCCAGGTAGGTTGAGTGTTCCGATGGGCATGATTTGTTCTGTGCCTTTGGACCAGCCAAACAGTGCAGCAGCTTTTCCTACGCTACGCGATAACCAGCTCAACTTAGACATCATTCCTCCAATAAGGGGGACTGGTGCCAGAGTGTCGCCAATAGTCGCGATCGCGCCGGAGATGCGTGATACAGGGCCTGTCTGTTCGCCCTCTGTGCCAACCTGCGCTATGAGCTTTGAGCAATCGAAGCGTTTCTTGAAGTGTGCAAACATCTTCTCGAATTCCTCCTGATTACCCGCAACATCACAGAGCGTGTGAGCAGCGTACGTACGAGATACCTGATTAGAGACTGTAGGTGTGTAGTATTCTGGTTTAACAAACCGGCCGAATACAGTATACGATACAGTTTCAGATGAAGTAGCTGTGCGCAGAGGGGCCAAGATGTACAATCGTATTGTTCCAAATTGGTCGAGGTCGTCATTCAAGTTAAAATAATCATATATATTTGCATATGGTATGGTCATCTTAACAGAATTACCGTCCTCCAGATTGAGTGTGCGGTGTGGCAAGGAAGTCACTCCAGCAAGATATTCAGCTCCTTTTGCCCTAAAGCCAGATACATAATTCACATATGGGTTGTATGCGAGTAATAGGCATCCACTTTGGAACGGCGTCGCGTTGACTTTAAGCTCGATTTCCATATCTGACTTGAGATAAAGGAAATTTGCGAGTTTGTCACGAGCGAGTTTGGAGTTGGCGAATAAATCCTGCGGGAAGTTGAATTCCTTAATGTATTGTGGCGTATCAGCGAGAAATGTAGATTTCGAAAGTGTCTGGTTCAAGACAACGTCCGTTGAACTCCATATTCCCTCCGCTAACAGCACCGGGCGCTCAAGGATAGAAGTCACGTCATGATGAGTTCTGTCCGCGAGAGCCACGGCAGTGGTCGCAGAAGGAAGAGGAATCACAGGGACGTCAGCTTGAATGTCAGTAGAGATGTTTCCGGTCGTAGTATCAACAGTTGGTGAGGTTTCAGTATATTCTTGAGTGCTAGCAATAGTGTTAGTTTTATGCAGAGACTTCTATTAGTGTCATGTGCAACCCAGGGTTTTTCAACTTGTCCCAAGCTAAATAGCTTCAAGCTTTACAAGTGTTAAGCGATCGTAATAAAGAGTTTCGGGTTATGCTCTCTATCCGCAATTAACACAGGTGAGAGTTTAACGTCTTCTCAAGGACGGGGGTTCCCACTGTTTAGAGTGGCACGGGAGATAGTATTCAAAAGAATTCGCTATCAAACGTGCTCATCCACTCTGTATAAGTAGGAACGTTCAGTTTGAGTCCACGAGCACGACAGGCATTCAGCATAAGCTTCGATGTCATATCATACTCGATTTTACCATGTAGAGCTAATTCTCGAAGAGAGGTTTCTACATTTTCGATCGTGGAAGCGATCTTAGCTTTGCCTCTAATCCAATTTACCATTTCTTTCACGACGTCAAGGTCGAGGGGAGCACGGAAGTATCCGTTCTCATCTCGAACAAAACGCCGCTTTAAAAAGGCAACTTGGTCCAGAGTGCGGAAGGGGGTCTTTTCCTCTGTCTTCGTCTCGTTTGTGTAGGTTAGTCCTAGGAAAGACAATGCATCTGTGAGAGTGTAGTGATTGAACCAGTGTCCAATTTCATCACTCACATTTAGAACATTGTCATCTCCAAAGAATTGTGCTGACACATACTCATCGAAGTCACACACCCACGGTAAACCATTGTTCGCTTTGCAGTACAGATAAGCCATACGAGTGACTATCTGATTGTACATTGAGTTAATGATAACAGTGAGTGGGTTTCCAGAGGGTTGAGAGTGGGTTTGCTGAATGATTTCGCCGTCAACGAGGACACGCGAATTGCAAATCTCCTCCCATAGCACAGTACGGATCATTTTGTTTTCATCTGAGTCGTCATACCAATCATTGATGATGTCCAGGATACTCCATAGGATCTCTTGGGAAAGAGAGCCATCGAAGTTCGAGTAGTCACCAGCGATGATATTATCACCCATCTTAGACAAAGCGGTTCCGATTCTGTGCCAATCCAGGTTGTAAACATTGGTACCAACAGCGATTTCGTTATCAATCCGAGATTCCATGATGGCATTCACAAAGCACAAGAAGTACATGCGAATAGCTATCACGAAATGCTGCGGAGCGGCTTCGAAGACGCGTGTTTTCCCAGCGTTCACTTTCTCGATCGGGCGGCGTTCATCTTTCAGTGTGGCAATGAAGACTACGTCACCACGACGTCCATTCCGGCAATGATCTAGCAAGGTCTCCACGTCCTCTTTAATCTCGGGACTAAAGAGGTACGTTTCATCCTTACCAAACCAATGCTGTTTTCCGGGGCCAGGGTTGTTCAGACAGTAGGGGTATCCAGGAGACGTTGTGCGATTTATGGGTTTCATAAACTCGCCTCCACCACATCCTTCAATTGCTTGCTCGTACGTCAGTACGAACCGCTCATGACGAGTGTGGATTTTCATAGCAACACTGTTGACAGCGATGTCCAATACTTTAGGGTTTATGGGAGGTACAGTTCCAAGTACCTTCTTTATTCCTTGTCGCATTGGGTCGATGGCAACACCATTAACTGTTCCGGGTCGTAGATAAGCAGGTTTTGTCGTTGGTAGTGTGATGAGCCCAGCTATTAAACTTGGAGCTAACTGCGTCTTGGAGCTTGAACGGGGTTGTTCGGAGGTTCCAAGAGACAGACAGTCGCCAAGCATTGCTAGTGATTCTCTAGGGAGTTGTTCCGTGTTAGTGCCTTCAGCGTACGGGATGCGAGCATCCACGTAGCCTCGGACATCAATTTCCTTAGCTTTGATGTGAATTTCCAAGTTCCTTTCTATGAATTCGCGGGAGAGTGCAGCCGCAAAGCCATATCCA